ATTTTGGTTTGCAAAAATTCCGTATAGATTTTGAAGGAGCTAAAACACTCAGACTTGTTGAACCCTCCGTTTTTACTTTCAAAATTAAGCGTTACGCGGATTTATTAATGGATTGTTATTTATCAGTAGAATTACCAAATATATGGAGTCCAATTATGCCACCAATTAACGAGCCTGAAATTGAACAAAATAATGCAGGTAGTTGGATACCTTATGAATTTCGTTGGATTGAAAATATTGGTGCTCAATTAATTTCTAGAATTTCAATAACTTGTGGAAATCAAACACTTCAGGAATTCTCAGGAGGATTTTTATTGGCACAAGTTCAGCGTGACTTTGATGCACAAAAAACAGCACTTTTCAATAAAATGATTGGAAATATTCCTGAAATTAATGACCCTGCAAATTCTGGGACTCGTGTGAATTCTTATCCGAATGCTTTTTATACTAGTAATCCTGCTGGAGCAGAACCATCTATTCGTGGAAGAACTTTAATTGTTCCATTAAATGCATGGTTTGGTCTTCGTAGTCAAATGGCATTTCCTCTAGTTTCATTACAATACAATGAACTTCAAATTACAATCACATTACGCCCAATACAAGAATTATTTCAAATTCGTGATGTATTTGATAGTGCTAATAATTATCCATATGTTGCACCAAATTTTAATCAATGGTATATGCAATTTTATCGTTTTTTGCAGACCCCACCTGATATTGAATTAGGTGTAAACTCATATGTTGACCAACGAACATTATGGAATGCTGATGTTCATTTAAATTGTACCTATTGTTTTTTATCCAATGAAGAATCGCGAATCTTTGCACTCAATGAACAGAAATATTTATTTAAACAAGTGAGAGAAAGTGTTTTTTATAATGTTACTGGTCCTAATAAAATTCAATTAGATTCTTTAGGAATGATAAGTAGTTATTTGTTTTATTTGCAAAGAAGTGATGCAAATTTGCGTAATGAATGGAGTAATTATACAAATTGGCCTTATAGGTATATTCCGAATGATTTAGTTCAAGCACCTACAACGAGTAGTTATGAAGTAATTAGATATAATAATGGTGTTGCAACACCTACACAAATTGGTCCAGGTGTAAATGCAAATGGTAAATTAACTGGTTGGATGATTACAGGTACATATAGTTTTGAAAATGAAAAACAAATTTTAACATTTTTAGGAATATCATTAGATGGTTCTTATAGAGAGAATATTCAACCTGCAACAGTATATAATTTGATTGAGAAATATTTGCGTACTGGTGGAAATGCTCCTGATGGGTTATATTGTTATAATTTTTGTTTGAATACTTCACCTTATGAATTGCAGCCTTCTGGAGCAATCAATATGAGTCGTTTTACAAATATATTGTTTGAATTCAATACTATTATTCCACCTTTGGACCCTTTGGCTCAAACATTAACAATATGTGACCCTGTTACTGGAAATGTTATTGGAATTAACAAACCAACTTGGCGGATTTATGATTATAATTTTAATTTAATATTATTTGAAGAGAGAATAAATATGCTTACATTTGTTGGTGGTAATGTTGCTCTTATGTATGCAACATAAATAATATTTTACATAATATATAAAAGAATACTAGTTATAAAAGAATACTAGTTATAAAAGAATACTAGTTATAAAAGAATACTAGTTATAAAAGAGTGTAGTTATAAAGAATAAAGTAAAAATGAATTTAAAAAAATAATAATATAATTAAATAAAGCCATGGGAGATTCACAGATTAAAAGTCAATTATTGAAAACATTTAATGACCAGTTTATGCAATTTGTGGAGGATATTATTAGTGTTTTTCCGAAAGACCCTGATATTTTATTAGCAAAAAATGCATTTTTATTTTTTAGAAAAACGAATCCTAAAATGTTAATTGATATTTGGAATAGATATGTTGTTAAAAAATATAAAGATGTTATTGATAAGGGGGATATTAGTTTTTTTATTGAAAAGGATTATGGGGATGATGTAGCAAATTTGAGTGATTGGTCTAAAAAATCGTTAGAGGCGATTAATAGGTTAAGAGACCCAGTAAAAAATATGGATACTGAGAATCAAACAAAATCAATGAAATATTGTCAAAATTTGACAACTTTATGTGTGCATTATTGGGAAAATTAAGGAATTAAAAAAGAAATCATGGAATTAAGGAATTAAAGTAATTCAAGTAATTCAAAGAAATAATGTTATTTATTTTAATAATTTAAATAAATAATATTATAAAACAGATATAAATGGCATCAGAAAAAACAATCCAAGAACCTCCAGAGGAATTTAACAGAGTCATCCATGATTTTATTTCAGATATGATAATTACATTTCCAGAGTATGAAGGTATTATTAATAAATGGTGGAAGAACAAGACTTTTGAAAATATTGAAGATGAAGAAGAGAGAAAGAATGAAATAGCAAAGGATAAGGAAAAGCGAATACAATTTATATATAATTATTGCATTCGTGTTTATCCTGAACGGTTTTTTGATATTATATATAAAAATATTGAAATATTTAATGATGATTGTTCTATAAATACAGAATTTTTACCTGGTATAAGTTTTAAATACTTATGGCAATTAGATATTAGTGATAGTACTCGTGATACAATATGGAAATATTTACAATTAATTGCGATTTCAATTATTGGTTCTGTTCAAAACAAGGAAGCATTTGGAAATACTGCAAAGTTATTTGATAATATAGATGAGAATGAATTTAAGGATAAATTAGAGGAAACCTTAGAAAAAATGCAAGAGTTATTTGATTCTAATTTTCAAGAAGCAACAGAAGAGGAAGGACAGGGAGAAGCAAGAGAAGAAGGAGAGGGAGTAGAAGGAGAGAGTACAAGAGGCGGAATGAATATGCCTTCAGCAAATGATATTCATAATCATATTAATAATATGTTAACTGGAAAAATTGGTAATTTAGCAAAAGAGATTGCAGAAGAAACTGCAAATGACTTGAATATTGACATGGAAAATGTAACAGATATTAAAGGAGTATTTCAGAATTTATTTAAGAATCCAGGGAAATTAATGGGAATGGTGAAAAATGTAGGAGATAAACTAGATACAAAGATTAAATCTGGAGAGATTAAAGAAAGTGAATTAATTGCAGAAGCAAGTGAATTAATGAGTAATATGAAAAATATGCCAGGAATGGGAGATATTCAAAGTATGTTAGGCAAAATGGGAATGGGTATGGGAGGAGCTGGTAAAATGAATGTAAATGCAATGCAATCACAACTTCAGCGTAATATGAAAATGGCACAGATGAAGGAGAGAATGAAAAATAAGGCACAAAAAACACCACAAACTCAGACACAACCAATCGCTCATCCAAATGCTTTAACAGATGAACAATTAATATCTGTATTTAGTACAGGAGAGAAAGTAGAAAAGACGCCAGTTGGTGCAAAACCAACTAAGAATAAGAAAAATAAAAATAAAAATAAAAAATAAATAACAAACAAATAACAAAGAAATAAATAAAGGAAGACTTGATTTTTGTAATTATAATTCTATAAAAATTAAGTAATGTTATATATATAATATGTCAAGTAATTTCTGGTTAAACGACCCTACAATATTATTAAACAAACAGTCTATTATGCAATTATGGCCTTGTCCAAAAATGACATTTGATGAAAAGATGAACTCTATTAGCAGATTAGTTATATTATTATCTATTTTAGGATTTATATTTACAATGTCTATTAGGATTTTAATAATTGGATTTATTACACTTTTTGCAATAATATTAATGTACAAATATAAATCTAATTTAAAAACAAAATCAATAGAAGGTTTCAAAAAAAGAAATAGTGAACCAATAGATAATTATTCAGATGCTCCTGTAAAAATTCAAAATCCTGAAACATTAGAATATTATTTAAAGAGTGATTTTGAAAAAATCAATAAAAAGAATCCATTTAATAATGTACTTTTAACACAAATTAATGATGACCCAGAGAGAAAGGCAGCACCCCCTTCTTTTAATCCAGATGTAGATGAAGATATTGTAAAGAATGTTAAAAAAATGGTTCAAAGTTTGAACCCTGGAATTAAAAATACAAACAAACAATTATTTGGTGATTTAGGAGAAAATTTCTATTTAGACCAATCTTTAAGAATATTTAATTCTAATCCAAATACACGTGTTGCTTCCGACCAAGGCGCATTTGCACAATTTTTATATGGTAATATGCCTAGTGCTAAGGAGGGTAATCCATTTGCTTTATTACAGGACAATTACAGATATACATTATATTAAATATTATTTTATTTCATTACCCCACCAATCAGTAATAATTACATTGGGCATTTCCTTCAAATTACATGGAACCAAATTGCAATAATTTTTTGTAAGTCTAGATTGTTCATTATATGTCCTATAATTAGAATTGTGAACATGAATGGATTGAATACTATAACAAGGATTGCTAATATAAATACCTGAATTAAAAATTATATTTGCAAATACATTATCACAACCAAGAGTACCAAATTCAAAATTAAGAGAATTTGTATTTACTTTTAGTGGACTTTTGAAAATCCAACAATCTTGGGAATTTTCGCGATATTTATTATTTTCTGAATATAATGTTAATTTTCCAGATTCATCTTCATCATATCTTAGTAAAGCAAAAACATTATTTGAAATGGTTGTATTATTAATTTTTGCCAAGGTTTCATTAAAATAAATATCGCTATTAGAGAGAATGCAAATTTTTCCGATGCATTCTTTTGAATTATTAATATAGTTGATTGCATCATCAAATCTTAATTTATAATTAGATGAATTGTTAATAATAACTTGTTGAATTTTTTTGTGTTCTTCTTTTATAAGTAAATCTTCTTTTATAGGCAATTCATATATTTTATCATTCAACAATATTATTTTTTCAATAAATGGATTATCATAATTCATTTTTAAACATTTATTTATTTCTTTCTCTCTTGCTTCATCTTTTGGAAGATAAAAGGTAGTAATAAGAATCATTATAATATTATTATTGTTTGTTTAAATGTATATAATTTAGAAATTATTAATTTTAGAACTTATAAAAAGAGAAAAATACAATAAATGTTTAAAAAATAAAAAAATAAAAATAAAATAATGTAAAGTATATATAATGGCGTTTGTTACTAACTTTACATTTGATAATATGTCCAGAATTGGAAATGATGTTTGTACTCAAGACCAAAACACAATCCAAGATATAAAATCATCTAACTATTTATTACAAAATTATTTTGCAAATGATTGTTCTATGAAGCAACCAATTGCTTTAGCAACAACTCAGCCAGGTGTTTTTTATAATGGAGGATATAATTCTGGAGCTGGAGGTTGCAATATTGATAACAGTTCTCAACTTTTGATTGGTACTATTCAAACTCACCCAAAGGCCAGGATTGACCTTTTTCAGCGCCCATTTGCGACTGTTCCCTTTTTAGGTCGCGGTTCTGTAAATCCTGTTTTAGAATCACAGATTCAGCAAGGTGATTTTATTACAAATAAACGCAGTGTGACTCATCTCACTGAGAAAAGTTATATTAAGTACTCTAATACACCTCTTATTCCTACTGTTAAGGAAAGAGTTACAAATCCTGCTTATTGCGTAGAAAGTGCTGCATCTAATGGTTGGGTTCGTGGTGGTATTCCTTCGCGTGACTTAACACGCGATAAAGAGTACTTCAATACCAATACTACAGACCAATATGTTTAATAATACATTTGGGAGGCGGTTCATTTCTTTAAGTTGATAATTACCTTATATATATTTTTTAAATAAATAATTTAAAAAATGGTCAATATAATTAGCAAACATGTATAACTGTGACATTGTATTAAAATATTTTATCTACGATAATGAATTGAAAGGTTATTTAGATGATAATGAGACATATAAAACTGTGGAACAAGATTTAGATTTATCAGAGGAAAAATATCGCATTGAAATGTTAGAAATATTTGGTGTTAAGGATATTTGTGATGAAAAAATAAATGAAATAACACATTCTGTTTTTGAAAAAATGAAAACTGATGAAAACATGAATGAAATTCTTAAAAGAATGGCAAAAACATTTTTTAGTGAAGATGCTGAGCTTGGATTATTGGTGGGTTTCTCATATAATTATTTATAT